TCGCGCTGTTTGAACTAATGACAAAATATGTATCGTGCGGATAGTTCTCCTGAAGCCACTTAATCGTATTTTTTATCAAAGGATAGATTTCATTGTACTGCATAATTTACCTCCTCAGCCTCTCCGGGAACTCGTTCAAGGGCTATCCCTCCTCACGCTGTCCGCCCTCCCCGTCGTGGATGGAGCTCTCCATCTCAATCAAAAACGCCGCGTTTGTAGCCAAATGCCACAGGTGAGGCAGGCCGCTTTCCTGATCGCACTTTTCACCCTTGAGATAGGCCAGCCAGTGTCGGTAGAGAGCGTCACGGTAACGTTGCGGCTCCACTTTCCGCCAATTCTCAGAATCATGGTACTTTTCGTTTCCGTACATGCGGACCGCTGTCACAGCATCAATCAGGCTGACGGGAGTGAGCGTAGGGCGAGGCTTTCCTGCGTCTGCTTTGGCCTGCTGATCGTTGTTCGTCGGCTTATCCATGTTGGCCTTCTCCTTATGTTTTGTTGGCTCCAACATATCATCCTCCACCACATAGCCAAGCCACAGTTCACTGCTCATGGCCGTCCTCCTTCCTTTCCCACTCCCTGCACCGCTGATCCGGCTCCGTGAAGTCGGCGCGGTGCGGGGAATCCCCGTTACAGCACACACCCTGGAAGTCCTCGTACCAGGCGCAGGTGGCGCATTCCTCAGCTTTCCAGTTGGCACAGGTGTCATTTCCATGTGTTAAAAACACCCCGTTGTCAGGGCAATCACAAAAGCGATCTCCGTCCCACCATTGGCAGGTGGCGCAGCACTTAGTCATGCTCGGACTCCTTCCGCTGGCCCATAGAACAATAGTCGTTTTCCTGGAACATCTTCCAGTCCATACTCTCAGCCGGAGAACAAGGTTCCCCGTCCGAGGTCTGAAAATATGATAGTTGATCGCACCAGCCTGTATCGGAATGATAATGCTTGCACTCCCTGCACCTGACCACAGGCACGGCGTCGACGAGTGGCACTTCTCTAAGAGTTTCTTTTGCTAAGATTTCCCAATCTGAGCACCCAAAATAATCCTCTGCAACATCGCGGTCAATCAAATTCGCTTCCATGCTCGTCCTCCTTGTCCATGCGAGCGCCGCAGTTGGGGCAGTATTTTGGCATATACCAGCATGTTAATTCCGTAAAATCATGTCCATAGCATGAGAACACTCGATTCATTTTGCCATCTTTGATAGTCTCTATAATCTTTCCGTGCCGCACCTCCGCAACGGCGGCGGTGGGGATAGACGTAATATCCTTGACAATATGTAGTCGCTCATCTACTCCAGGGTAATATTCCTCCAGGACTTTCAGAACGGCTGCCCTCTCGATGTACTCCTTCATTCAAAATTCTCCCCTATATAGGCAATAATTTCAGCCAACATTGTCATAAGTTCTACCTTGGAGATATTATTTTGACTCTGGTGGTAACAAATATCTTCATAAATTGATTGTTTTGGACAATCTCCAAATGTACTCATTCTAGCTCCCTCCGTAGTGCGGCCTCGGCATCCTTGCGGGCAAAAAAGACGGTTCTCCCGAAATCCTCTATTTTTACCCAGCTATCCACTTTTTGACTTAATACTCCATTCGTTTCTTTGCAAGGTCTCCAACGGTACATTTTTACATAGTACCCGTCCGCAAAAAATTCTATGGATTGTACTATACGTTCTACGATTTCCACTTTCCCGGAGTTTCTGTACCTTTCCACTTCGTACAGTTTGTCTCCAACCTTGCACGGACACACCACGCACCGTCCCTCATCGTCGGCCTGTTTAAGTTCGCGGAGGCGGTCAATGGGGCCGAGAGCGCGATATTGCTCCAGCTCTTTGTCATCGGAAAGAAGCTGGTCTATCTTGTCCGCTACCTTTGCGCAGTTCTCAGACGCAAGGCCAGCGATAACATTGACTTCCTCCGGCTCCAGCCCCGTGTCCTTGTAGGCTGCGAGGCGGTTAATGGCAGCTTCTATCAAAGAGCGGTCGCCGTACCAATCAGAATTTTCATACAGATCATTGACAATATCAGCAGCAAAGTCACTCAACCGTTCCATGTCAGTCCTCCTCGTGCCAATTTTGTAATGCATGTTTTAGGATTTCATTCTCCCGCTTCACCTGCTCCAGCTCCATTCCAAGGCGTACAATTTCAGCATCTTTTGTGCGCGCAAAATCCAGTGATTCACGAGCCTGCTCCAGCTCGGCCCGCAACTTCTCGTTTTCGGCCTCTAAGCGGTCCGCGCGTTGGTTTTCCTTGCTCCATAGGTCTTGCCCGCTTTCACCAAGCAGGGATTTCAGCCTCTCGTTTTCGGCCTGGAGCGTGGAGAGGGCGGTGGCGGCGGCGTGGCACATCTTAATGCCTTCTGGTCCTCCTGCGGCGCTCTTTAACTGCTCAATCAGCTTCTCAATGTCCATCATGGTTCCTCCTCTCCCTCCGGCGGGCGGCGATAAAAGTTCCCCAAAAGATTTTCCACTTTGTGCGGCTCGCTTCCAAAAGCCAAAACTGACCCTCTACGCACCAATACCCAACACGGAATATAATCCCACCAGACAGGGGTTGATTGCTCCATCTCCCGCAGCTGCTCCAGCGTTAATGCTCTATTATCAGACATATCGAAACACCATCCCTCCAGTATGTTTATATCTTCCTCTGCACACTTTTGCGATTGAGGTGTCAAGTAATCCCAATTTTCTTGCGGCAAACGATGCTGACGGATAAACCTCTCCGTTTGTTATGCAGTATACTTTTTTAATCCCAAAATACGGAATATCAA